ATTATGAAGGTGGGGAATTTTATTTAAACAATCAACCATACTTGAAACCGATGGGTGAAATATATCATTACAAATCAAGTGAATATCACGAAGTGAAAAAAGTAAAAAGAGGGGTTAGATATTGTGCATTATTTTATATAAGATACAGAGACATAAATAACTGGGGAAAACAAAAAACCATTATATGAAGTATTCAGAAAACGACCTTCTTTTATATCAATTACATGTTGAAGTGTTAGATAAAATAGATTGTGAAAATTTAATAAAAGAATTTAATGAATTTAAAACCGCAAGAACAATTAATGGGGATTTTGAATCGGATAGAAAGTATCGAAAGGCTGAAATTGCTGTATATGAAAATGAATCTGAATTACTAAAAAAAGTTCGTAAAATATTTTCAGAAAAAACGAACACAAGTATTAATCAACAAGAAACACCATTATCAATTATTAAATATGAAAAAGGTGGTGAGTATAAACCACATTATGATTGTTACGGTAATTTAAAGGATGTACCTAACGAAGAAAGTGGCGATAGAATAATAACAGGAATACTCTATTTAAATGATGATTATCTTGGTGGTGAGACGGAATTTTCGTTAGAAAATATTAATATAAAGGGTAATCAGGGTGATTTATTAATATGGTATAATTTAAATAAAAACAGGACATTAAATAGAAGGACATTACATGCCGGTCTACCGGTAATTGATGGTGTTAAATACATAATAGTTGTGTGGATAAGGGAGAGAGAAATTAATAAAAAATTTGAAAAAACATTATTATGATAAAAGTTGATAAAAGTGACATATGTCGTTCTTTCTTTCGTGGTGAAAATGGAGTTCAATTCAACCCATATAAAGCAGATTACATTAATCCAAATTTTTTACAAGAGTTCGTTGTTAAAGGATGGATACCAAAAACAAAATTAATTAACTCATCAACTAATATAACTGCATTTGGGAGTTGTTTTGTTGCTAACATAATTAGGTATTTAAAAAAGTTAAATTTTAAATTAACAACAGACTCTTCTCCTGAAATTTACATATCAAGAATAGGAGAAGGTTTGGCTAATGTTTACTCCCTTTTCCAACAATTCGAATGGGCATTAGAAAATAAAAATATACCACATGGATTGTGGTATGGTGCAAATGTTGAAGAATACGGTATAGATGAAAACATAAGATTAAAAACTAAAGACGCATTATTAAAATCTGAAGTTTTTATATTCACTCTTGGTGTTTCAGAAATATGGGAAGATATTGAAACTGGAAATACTTTTTGGAGGGCAATTCCCGAAGATAAATATGATCCAGAAAAACATAGATTTAGAGTACTATCGATGAATGAAACTAAGGATACAATATCAAAAATATATAGTATTATAAAAAAACACATACCCAATTCTAAAGTTATATTTTCTGTATCACCAATTCCATTTGCGGCAACATTTAGACAGGTTTCTTGTGTTACCGCAAGTTCGGCGGGAAAGTCAATATTGAGAGCCTCATTAGATGAATTTATTAGGGATCATGATGATTTAGGTAAATCTCTATTTTATTTTCCGTCATTTGAAATACCACCATTTTTATATGACCCATATGAAGATGATGGTAGACATTTAAGAGAAGATAATATAAAATTTGTTATGAAATTATTTGAGGTGATGTATTGTGATACGAATTTGACATGGGAGTTTGTTGAAGACTTATTTAAAAAAGAAAGAAATAGAAGTGATAGAATGGCAGTTAAAAAATTATATTAATATGACAATGGTGATTAATCGTTTAACAAATATTGAAGTTGATTATATTAATAAATCTCTTTCTGAGAATAGAGGTATGGATAACTTTGAATATGAAAATTTAAAATTGAAACATCCGTATGCAATTATGAGAGATGATAATGCTTTGATTTTATCATCTATGAAACATTATGGAATGCATGATAAACCATTTAATGAGTATATAATTAAAAAATTTGGTAAACCTGAATATGAAATAGATTTCTTTTATGAATTATTATATAACGAGGGGAACTATACAACCCCACATAAAGACAAATATTTTGTTTTACAGACAACCTTAATATTATTGTCCGACGAATTTACCGGAGGTAAACTCTTAATTAATAAAAAAGACATCAACTTCAATAAAACTGGAATGTATGTTAATTTTGATGGTAACAGACAAGAACATGAAGTAACAAAAATAGAATCGGGCCAAAGAAGAGTTTTGGTAATAATGTTTAATAAAAAAAGAACCTCTTTAATTTAATGAAACCGAGATTATTTTGTTTTGGAGATTCTTTTGTTGATTGGCACATACCAAAATACCATTGGACATATTATTTATCAAAACACTACGAAGTTCATAAACACGGTAAACTTGGGGCTGATAACTACTCAATAATTTTTCAATTAGGTAATTTAGATGAGTATAGGGAGGGAGATAGAATTGTTATTGTATTTACCGACCCCGGAAGGTTACCAAGAAGATACTATGGTGAGAGACACGTTACTTTTTTAGGTAATCCTTATAAATCCCCAAATTTTTTCAAAGACAAACATCTCGCTAAAAAATTAGATGATTTAAGACTTATTGAAGGTAATAATTGGATAAATGGTGTTAGAGAAAACGATATTAAATTTATAAAAAATTTACAAAAATGGTTAAATTTATATAATCCCGTGTTTATTACGTGGAGTGAACAATTTCATATCTCTACCTCAGATTTTGTGAGCCTAATTAAGGTAACCTCTAATTGGGAAGAGAGAGTTGGTGAGGAAATTGATTTTCATCCAGGACCAAAAGGTTGTTATGATATGTATAAAAAAATACATGACCTGTTAAAAATAAAAGAACCAATCGTTGATTTTGAGGTTGAAATTAAAGAAGAAAAAATGTTATGAATTATACTATAAATAATTTTTTCGAAAAAGAAGAATGCAACTCGATTATTGAGTATGCAGATAAGGTGGGTAAAAAGTTTAATTATAATCCAACTGAGGTTTGGGACTGTAAAAGAATATCTGATTTAGAATTTAATAAACTAATAATTGATAGGTTCATAAAAAATTATAAAGATAATGGGTTTAAACTATGGTTTTCTTTAGATAATTTTGAAATTAAGGATATTAATATCAGTATAACTAAATATTATGACAATAGAAGATTGGACTTACATTTAGATTCAACATCACAACTAACCACAGTTATAGTTTTAAACGAAAACTTTGTTGATGGGAGATTCATGTTATCGGAAACACAAAATCAAAGTGATTCTGAAAAATATGAATTAAAAATTGGACAATCTATATCATTTGATGGTAGTAAGATATATCATGGGGTTATGCCGGTTACAAGTGGAATCAGATGCGCATTAAACATTTGGATGACAAATACCGATTTTAAATACCTTAAATTATATGACAATAAAAAATTAATATGAGGGTTTTAATAATTTCATTACCTAGAACCGGATCGACTTCTTTATTGTATAAAATCGCAAAAGAAAGAAATTTAGTTCCGTTGTTTGAACCGTTCGATAGTAGTAATAGGGTTTTATACAAAGGTCAAAACGATATTGTTCTAAAAACAATAATATGTCATCATCCTAATAATTTAGAGTTGTCTAAAGAATTTGACGAAATAATATTATTGAGTAGAAAAAATTTAAATGACTGTATAGAGTCTCACGCATATCAAAAACACTTCTCAAGAACCAAGGGTTATAACTCAAATAATCACTATGAGTTTATATCCCCTCCAATAGAAATACTTAATTCATGTGCATCCGACATTTTAAATTGGAATGAAGATTTATTACAACTATCCGAAGAGTTAAAAATACCAATAACCTACTATGAAGATTTATTTGATGAAAACGGGGTAGACAGATTAAGAATAATCCATAAAAATAATAAAAATATAATATAAAAATTTATTAAATATTATGGCGAATCTTTGGACGTTTGGTGACTCATTTACTGATTATTTTTATCCACCTAAGAATTCAAAAATTCATTGGAGACAAGAGTACATAGAATTTAAAGGATATGTACCAAAAGTATATGGTGAGATTATTGCTGAAAAACTTGATTTAAAGTTAATAAATTTAGGATTAGGGGGTGTGGACAATTCTCACATTTTAGAAGAGTTTTGTAAAGTTATTGAGAAAATTAATGAAGATGATATTTTAATATTTGGATGGACAAATCAAAGTAGATTCAGATTAGTAAATAAAAATAATCAATGGGGTCACTTCAATCCAGACGGTAGAAATGATGGTGGTTTTTTCGCACATAAAAAAATCGAGACATTTGATTTTATTTCAGAAAATACGATAAAAGAATTACTTATAAACAGAGCGACTCTTCCATATACGTTGGAGGTTTGTAACTGGATAAAACTAATTAACTCCTCAACTAAAAATAAAACAATTCATTGGTCATGGCAGTCCGACCTATCAAAATGTGGGATTATTTGTTCTAAAAAATATAAAACAATAAGAGAGGAAACTAACGGTGTGGTTGATGACGGACATTGGTGTGAGGATTCTCACTATGAATTTTCTGATTTTTTAATAGATGTATTAAATAACGGAAAACAAATTAAAAATATAATATAATGAGTATAGATTTAAAAAATTATGTCTGTGCGGTTCCATTTGTATCATTCGAAATACAACATAAAAATAGATTTCTTTGTTGTTCATCGTGGTTAACAAAGTATTTACCAGAAAATACCACATTAAAAAATTCTTGGGAATCTGAAGAGGCCGTAGAAATTAGAAAATCTGTTTTAGATGGTTCTTACAAATATTGTGATAAAGATCAGTGCCCGTTTTTGCACCAATTAGTAACATTTGGAAAAATTGGTAATACCGATACTCTTTATCATAAAAATGAGATGCCGAGTAAATTAAAAGAAAGAATTGATTTATTTAATAACGGTATCACTGAACCTCCCACAATAATTCAATTTTCATTTGATAGAACATGTAATCTTAAATGCCCATCTTGTAGAGTCGATTTAATTGTGGAAAGTGCCGATGGAATACAAAGGATTAAAAAAACAATTGAGGAGATTGAAACTGAATATGGTAAAACCACAAAAACTTTGTACATAACAGGTAGTGGTGATCCATTTGTTTCTGTTGGATTTAGAGATTTTTTAAGAAACTTTGACAAGTCAAAATGGTCAAATTTAGAGCGAATCCATTTACACACAAATGCAACAAAATGGAATAAAAAAATGTGGAACTCTATGAAAAAAGTTCACAAATACGTAAAAACATGTGAAATTAGTATTGACGCGGGAACAAAAGAAACATATGAAAATAAAGTTAGATTGGGTGGTAATTGGGATGAGTTAATTGAAAATTTAAAATTTATAAACACAATACCATCTTTAAAAAAGATTAAGACATCCTTTGTTGTACAAAAAGAAAATTATAAAGAAATGAAACAATTTTATAATTTAATGATTTCGATTTTTGGAGAAAAGGTTGATATTTTTTATGGTAAAATTAACAATTGGGGTACGTTTTCAGAAAAAATTTATAATGAACATAAAATATGGGACACGAATCATCCCGAACATGATGAATTTATTAATGTCGTCAATTCATTTTTACCAACAAATCAGTGTTGGCATAATTTACAAGAGTTTATAAAACAAAAAAAAGATTTGATATGATTAATTATGAACTCAATAGAAGAAACTATCAAAAAATAGATTTAAAAATTGATGGATTATATATTAAAAGAATTTCGGGATTTACCGAGGGATTCTTTCTTGAAGAAGATGTGAAAATTTTAATTAATTATTTTAATGAAGAGTATAAATGGGACGAGATGTTTAATATTGACGATGCTAGAGACAGAATTTATAAAAAACACTCAATCTACGTTCTATATTTAAATAAACAACCTATCGGATATTTTTTTATTGAACCATTTGTTAAAGAAAAAAACGTATATCTTTATAATTTATATGTTACAAATGTTATAAAGAGACCTGATTTATCACCGGTATGGTTTATTAATAATTCTATCCCAATGATATTTCACAATGATTGGTGTAAAAAAATAACATGTAAATGTGATGATTGGAATGAAGCCGCTCAAAATGTTTTCATTAAAAATAATTTTACACCTAAAAAACTAAATTTAATTTAAATGACCTTATATACTATTATCGCACAATATCGAACAGGAGGTCAAAATTTAATGCATTGGATAAACCTATCACTTAGAAATAATTTTATTGTTATTCATGAACCATTTAATTCTAATTATAATGTTTACACAAACGACACAACATTACAAGATTTTAATTGGTTACAAGATAAAAAATACTTTATCAAGGAGTTATGGCATCCTAAACAAAATTACGACATGATTTTAAAATTGAGTACAAAAATTCTTTGTTTATATAGAGAAAACACACATGATCAAACAATATCACATATGTACTCGAGTAAGAAAAATCGATATCATCACAATTACACACAAAAAGATGTAGATGGTGTTTTTGTTAAAGAAGAATATGACAGATTTAGGGAGGATATTGAATATAACAAAAAGACGTTAATTGATTTTGCAAATCAAAATGGTTTACCCACTATCTCATATGAAAATCTATATTACGAAAACGGTATAGATAAATTAAAGAAACTGTTTGATATCCAAAGTGATATATCATTCCCATACGGTTCAAAATATTTCACAAAAGAAACAAAATTTATTTGATTTTAATAGTATTTTTCATTATATTATTACTTAATGAAGATATTAGGACACTGCCCATTTATAGGTACAACTGGATATGCGAATCACGCAAGGTCCTTTTTTTGTGCTTTAGAAAAATACCATACAGTTAAAATAAGAAATCTTACCATAGGAAATAGTTGGAAAGGTATGAGTAATCGTCCACATGACGGTGAATCATATTTTACTAAACAAATGGAGAGAATGTTAATACTACAAACGTTACATCGACCAGATGGTAATGGACTTGTTGACGAACCAATGTATGGTTACAAAGGGAACTTTGAACCCGACGTGCACATAGTTTTAATGGAAACAAACAACCATTATTTTTATGAAGATTATATTGGGTATAAAATTGCATACAATGTTTGGGAATCAACGAGGTATCCCGACGAATTTTTTCAAAGGCTTTTTTATTTTGATGAGGTGTGGGTTCCAACACAATGGCAATTTGATTGTTTAGTTGAACAAGGTTACCCCTCTGAAAAAATATTCATAGTACCAGAGGGTGTGGACATCGATACCTTTAAACCAATAAAAAAATTTCCTAAAAGAGAAAAAGTTAGATTCGTACATTTTGGAAGATGGGATTACAGAAAGGGTACAACAGAAATTTTACAAGCCTTCGCGGAAGAATTTAAAGATATTGATGATGTGGAGCTTTTAGCGTCGGTTGAAAACCCTTATCCATATGACGGAATGAAATCAACTGATGAAAGAATTAAACACTATGGAATTGATACTAAAAATATTAAATTCTTAAATTTTCCATCAAGAGAGGAGTATGTGAAACATTTACAAACCGCTCATGTGTTTGTTTCTTGTGCAAGAAGTGAGGGTTGGAACTTACCATTGATAGAAGCGATGTCTTGTGGAACTCCATCAATCTATTCTAATTGGGGTGGTCAATTACAATTTGCGAATGGTAAAGGTATACCTGTTGCAATTAAAGGTCTAAGACCTGCAAATATTGAACATAAAGAATGGCCAGGAGAATACTGTGAACCTGATTGGGTTGATTTAAGATTAAAAATGAGACAAGCATATGATTATCACACTGCAATGTGGATAAAATCTGTGAGTGACGCTAAAGATATACATGAAAAATTTAATTGGGATTCTGTTGCAAAGGGTGCATCAGAAATATTAACAAGGGATAAAAAACCATTTGCATTTGTAACCACAGGGAATCTCGGATACATGCCGGTAATTGAAAAATTAGTCCAATCATTATTAGAGTTCTCCGAACAAAAAATTATTGTTTATGGTGTTGATTGTGATGTACCATACGATTACCCAAATGTCATTAAACGAAGAATAGACCCACCAAAAATTTCAGAACATGATAAATGGTATTGGAAACAACACGCCTGTATTGAGTCTTTAAAAGAAGATTTTGAATACTACATTTGGATTGATGGAGATGTTGTTGTTAATCATAACATAGATAGTGTTAGAAAATATTTTAATAGAGTCGGCATATATCCATTATCCGACATACATGTACAAGAAGAATTTTTTGGTTTATATGATAATGGAAATAAATCGCAATTATTCAATGAACAATTAAGTCACGAATGGGGAATCAGTAAGGGTAATCCATATGCACACGTTTGTTTCTACATTTATAACAATAGTTCCAAAACATGGTTCGAAGAAATTATCAATCATTATGAAACAATAATGAAAGAAAACCCGAATGATTACAAAAGATTATATCTATGGAACGACGAGGGTATTGATAACGCAATGAGATGGAAATATGGTTATACTAATCATTTACCACTGTCAAACTTCGATACCTCATCATATGATGGTGACGAAGGATTTATTGATAGAACATTACATCAATTCTATAAATTTTGGAATGAAGAGGGACCACAAAACTTTAACAGAATATTCGGATATCAATTCATACCTGAAGATAAATCTAAGATAATTTATTTTCATGGTAATAAGAACGCTGATATATCTGATAAGATGATTGAATTTATAAAAATGAAAAGAGACAATTCATTTTATAAATCAAAATGTTTTTATATTGATGTCTATAAATTAGAAAATTATGAATCACTATATGAATATGAAGGAAGTACAATGCAAGTTGCTGAAAAATTTGGTTGGGCACCGGCCATATTTCATGAGATTTACAATTTGAGGGATTATTATAAAGATAGAGAGAAAAGAATACACGAAGGTGACGTTGTTGTGGATTTGGGTGGTAACATTGGTGTGTTCAATAGATGGGCATATAGTGAAGGTGCAAGTAAAGTAATATCATTTGAACCCGATAAAAGATATTTTAAATTACTTTCCTTAAACGCCGACCCACGTTCAATATTATTCAACGCTGCCGCAAGTAATGAAATGAGTGAAATGACATTATATGAGAGTCCACATTTAGGGGGGTCAACATTATTTGGAATAGATGAAAATCTTAAAAAATATAATGTTAAAACATACACTCTTGATTATCTTTTTGAAACGGGATTAATTGATAAAATAGATTTTCTTAAAGTCGACATTGAGGGGGCAGAACATCATGCTCTTTCAGGAATTAGTGATGAAAATTTGATGAAGGTTAAAACAATTTCAATGGAATATCACCACTCACATTTTAATTATGATGAGGAACTAAGACAGAGACTTATAAATAGAATGTTAAAATTGGGATTTAATTCCTACTTAATGTTTATGGGTTCAAATAACGCTTTACAAATGTTATATTTTACAAAATGAGTACATTAAATAAAATTGCACAATCTTATGGAACAGATAAAAGTTCTGATATACACAATTATTGTGTAAAATATGAAAAATATTTACCATTCAATAGATACGATGAATTAAACATTTTAGAAATTGGAATTCTTAATGGTAAATCATTAAAAACGTGGAAAGAATATTTTTATCGTTCTAATATTCTTGGTATCGACATTAACCCCGATTGTGAACAATACAAAGAAGAACGTGTTTCGGTGGAAATTGGGTCACAAGCAGATGGAGAATTCTTATCAAAAATTAGACAGCAATATGGTCCGTTTGATATGATATTAGATGATGGTTCACATATGAATTCACATGTAATATATTCCTTCCAACACTTATGGAATAATGTTAAATCAGGAGGAGTGTACATCATTGAGGATTGTGGTACTGCATATTGGGAAGATTACGAAGGTGGTTATTTAAAACCTACAACTAGTATCGAAACTTTCAAATCCGTGGTTGATGATGTTAATTTTAGAGGTTTAATGAATTTCGAATCACCAAATGTCCACGCGAGGAGAGAAGATTGGTTAATTGATTTATCAAGAAGAACCCAACCCGGATGTTTAGTGGACGTCGAATCAATAAATTTCCTTAATGGAATTATTATTATAACAAAAAGATAATGGCATATAGTTTCAATGAAGATATTTTTGTTGTTGATTGTTGGTTAGATACGGAAGAAAAAGAAAAGACACTCATCAATTTACTAGATAGGATAAAGACATTTAATATACCTATTATTTTATGTGGACATTATCCCATAAAACCCGAAATTCAAAAACAAGTTGATTATTTTATTTATGATAAAAATAATGACATTTTATTAGAAAAGGATTTCAATGAGTACGAGGTGGTTAGTGATAGATGGACTATAATGAATGACTATAAGGTATTCAATAAAGTTGATTTTCATCACGATTATGCTATATGGTTGACAATGAAAAACGCATTCAACCTTGCAAAACAATTAGGAAAAAAATATATACATTTTTTAGAATATGATAATCTACCAGACGAAACACAATATCGTCAGGCATTTATGGAATATGTAAGAAGTAACGATGCGGTTGTTTACGAATATAAAAAAGGATCAACAAATGAGAATCCACCATATTCCTCAACATTTATATTCTCAATTAAAACTGACACAGCGTTGTCTGTCATTAATCAAATTAATTCTAAAGAAGAATATTTTAAAAATAAACCAAACGGTTGGCAATTAGAAAGGGTTTTTTATCAAACATTAAAAAAAGTAACAAATAATATTTTTGTTAGTAAGTATATTCCGAATGAAAATGAATTAAACATTTTTGCGGCTTGGAACAGAAACGGTATTCTTAAAAATGGTGCAACATTTCAAACATACTTGGCATTAGACCATAGTAATAAATTGTTTATACATTTTATAAGTGGATTTACAGAAAAACAGGCGGATAAAGATTATCTATGTGAGGTAAATTATGGAAACAGAAAATTTTTCTATACAATAAAAAAAGACCAGTATCATTTAGAGTTATTAGGTGATTACGTTAAAGATGAATATGTGAGGGTTTTTTACCAAGGAATTGAGATATTCACTCAACATTTAAAAGAGGACGTTGTAGAATTTAAAAGAAAAAACATATTAGATTGGAAACACAAAGAATCAAATAGAAAAATAAATATACATTTTGTTGATGGACCGTTTGTTGAAATTTTAGATGATATACCTTACACGTACAATATTCAATTCATCAATAGGAAAAATGATAAGGTTGAATATGAAACTGTTATCGGTAGTAATCAATGGTGCAGACCATCAATTAAATATTTTGTTGATTGGGATATTAAAATTGTGGGTATCGACAATGACTATAATGGTTTATATAGATTCACCCCTAAAGATAATAAATTCTATATATCCTTCGAATCTAAATCTTTGGGTGATAGTTTAGCGTTCATTCCATATGTGGAGGAATTTAGAAAACAAAAACAATGTAAAGTGGTATGTTCAACTTTCCATAACGATTTATTTGAAAAGGTATATCCTGAAATCGAATTTGTAAATCCGGGTTCAAGTGTGGATGGTGTTTTAGGACTATACCGAATCGGGTTATTTTATAATAACGAACAAGTTGATTATGAATGGCATCCTTATAACCCATTAAAAGAACCATTGCAAAAAATTGCTTCCGATATTTTGGGTTTAGATTATAAAGAAATACTACCCGAGGTACCTTCGTTAGGTGGACACAAGAAAAAAAGAGTATGTATTGCAATCCACTCAACATCACAATGTAAGTATTGGAATAATCCAGACGGATGGCAAAAAGTTGTGGATTATGTTAAATCTAAAGGTTATGAAGTTAGATTATTATCAAGAGAAGAAGACGGGTACATGGGAAACAAACACCCTAAAGGAATCAAAGTTCAACCACCAAGCTCAACAAAGGATGTGTTAAAGGTTCTACAAGAGTCACATCTATTTATTGGAATTAGTAGTGGTTTAAGTTGGTTAGCGTGGTCATCAGGTATACCTGTGGTTTTAATTTCAGGATTTACAGACATTTATCTTGAACCATTTAAAAATATAGAAAGAATTATTAATAAAGACGTTTGTCATGGTTGTTGGCATAATCACAAATTTGATCCGGGAAATTGGAATTGGTGTCCAATACACGAAAAAACGGACAAACAATTTGAATGTTCAAAAGAAATAACTTCAGAACAAGTAATAAGTAAAATAGAAAAATTCTTTTAAGGTTTCAAATATTTAATACTTGAATATAAATAACAAGTATTTATTAGATATAAAATAATTTGTCTAAATGAAAATATTTGAACCATTTATAACGGGATCCCTGTCAGTATCGGGCTCGGTACACGTAAGAGAGGATCTTACCGTGTTAGGAACCATTAATGCAACGATTAGTGGTACAACATCAAACGCCATTAGTGCTTCTTACGCATCAACATCATCAGTATCATTAGATTCACAACTTCTTGATGGTAAGGATTCTTCGGAATTTGCTATAACAGGTAGTAATATCTTTACCGATGACCAAATCGTAACAGGTTCAATTAGAATAGACGGAGATTTATATATAAACGGAACACAATATACCGCGGCATCTTCGGGTACAAGTGGTACATCAGGTTCTAGTGGTTCTTCAGGAACATCAGGAACAAGTGGGTCTTCAGGTTCTAGTGGTTCTTCAGGAACAAGTGGAACGTCAGGTTCTAGTGGGTCTTCAGGTTCTAGTGGGTCTTCAGGTTCTAGTGGGTCTTCAGGTTCTAGTGGTTCTTCAGGAACAAGTGGGTCTTCAGGTTCATCAGGAAGTTCTGGAACAAGTGGAACGTCAGGTTCTAACGGTTCTTCAGGAACAAGTGGAACGTCAGGTTCATCAGGAAGTTCTGGTTCTAGTGGAACTTCAGGTTCTTCAGGAAGTAATGGTAGTTCTGGAACTTCTGGTTCATCAGGTAGCTCAGGAAGTAGTGGAACATCGGGGTCTTCAGGATCTAGTGGTTCTTCAGGAACATCAGGAACAAGTGGTACCTCGGGTTCTTCAGGAACTTCAGGAAGTAGTGGTACATCAGGTTCTTCGGGGTCATCAGGAACTTCGGGAAGTAGTGGTACATCAGGTACTTCTGGTTCTTCGGGATCATCAGGAAGTTCAGGTACTGTGACATTAACAGGAACCCAAGACAATGGTGTTTTAACACTTAACGGATCTTCACCAAACGTAAGTGCGGAAACGAATTTAACATTCGATGGTACCACTTTAACAGTTACTGGTGACGTATTAATAACAAATAATTTATTAGTACAAGGTACAAACACAAATTTACAAGTTGCAAATTTATATATTGAGGATAAAACCATCACATTAGCGAGTGGTTCGGTAACTGCGGCTGCGTCAAATGGTGCAGGTATTGAGGTTGTTGGTCCTACAACACCAGCAACAATAACCTATACAAGTGCAAATGATAGTTGGAATTCTAATAAGACATTTAGAGTTCCTGAATTATACATAAACGGAACACAATATACAGCGGCAACTTCGGGTTCTTCAGGAACTTCGGGTTCTTCAGGAACATCTGGAAGTAGTGGTTCAAGTGGGTCTTCAGGTTCATCAGGAAGTTCTGGAACAAGTGGAACTTCGGGTTCTTCAGGAACATCTGGAAGTAGTGGTTCAAGTGGGTCTTCAGGTTCATCAGGAAGTTCTGGAACAAGTGGAACATCAGGTAGCTCAGGAAGTAGTGGAACATCAGGTTCTTCGGGAAGTTCTGGCTCATCGGGAACATCTGGCTCAAGTGGTAGTTCGGGAAGTTCTGGCTCATCGGGAACATCTGGCTCAAGTGGTAGTTCGGGAAGTAGTGGAACATCAGGGTCTTCGGGAAGTTCAGGTACAACAACAA